CACTACCAACTGATGTACCAGCAGTAACCGTAGAGTATAAGTTAACAGTACGGTCAGCATCAGTACCAGTGTAAGCACCTAAGCCAGTTACCGCCACTGCTTCATTAGCAAATGGGTTAATCACTTTACCTAGTACGCTGAAGTGGTCAGCAGCTAGGAAGTTGCCATTAGCTTGAACTTGTGCTGATAGACCGCCAAGTGAGTTAGCAACAGTACTAGCAACACCTTGTGCAGCCGTAGCCACCTTGAGTGTGTTAGTAGAAGTACCAGTCAGCACGTTGAATACAAAGGATTGTTGATTAGGGCTAAATGCACTACCAGGGAGCATCCAAGACACTTCAGTAACGTAAGCGTTAAGAGGGATGATTAAGTTAGGGGAGATTGTGAGGAGTTCAGAACCCGCTACTTGGTCAGTGCCTAGAGGGTTCGCGGGGATACGAGCAGTAATGACGGTCTGAGGTGTGGTGGTTACTCGGAATACTCCATCAATAGCGCCTATTACGCCACTGATAGGAGAGTTAACGAGGTTACCAGCATTCTCAGAACCAATATAGTTTCCAAATGTTGCAGACATAGTTCTTTAGGGTTAGGGAGGTGATGGGAAGGATGAGCTATAGTTTGCCCACAAGTTTGTTTTGAAGGAGATAACCTTCTAGTTGCCACAACTGGTTTTCAGCTTGTTCTCGCGCTACTTGTCTGCCAATCTCAATATTAAAGTTAGCAGGGTCAACACAAGCGCCTCTACCAAGCAGGGTAAAGCCTGAAGATAGTTTATAGGACACCACGACTTCTTTATCCCAAAACACTGCTTCTTGGGTTTCAGCAGTGTCAAGCAATTCCTTGATTTGGGTAAGAGTTACTCGGTTAGAGTTGTGACTAGAATAGTCAATATTGCAGTCTGGCATAAGTGTTTAAGCAAAAATTATAGTCAAGAGTTTTAAGGTTCTCGCAAAACTAGAGAACCTTAATTAAGTGAGTTTAGAAGGGTTGGAAGGTACGCATAACAGTGATGTTATTAGAGTTGAGTAGTGAGTAACCACCGTACTCCTGCCAGATAGCCATTAGGAAGCGGTCATAGTCAGTGTTGTTGTTAAGCTTGACTCTTGGCCCTTCACCCCAGATAGCTTCACCAATGGCATTAGTACCAATGATGATTGCACATTCTGCTTGACGTACTACAGAAGTACCATCAGCATAACCTTGTGAGGCTAGACCAGAGGTAGTTAGGGTAACTGGGATAGTAGGTAGGTTAGTTGCTTCAAACCAACGTACACCACCCATGATGAACCCTAGTGGCATAACCATAGAGTGCATGAATCCAGTTTGACCATAGAAGCCACCACTCTTGACAAGGTCATTAGGTGACATTGTCCAGTCTTGTAGAGGCATCATCTGAGGTAGGGTTGCAGATTGTGCGCTCATGGGAAGCATGGATACTGGAACACCTGGGTACTGTGTTACCTGTAAGAAGCGTGAGTCTTGTTGTAGTTGCAACATGAACCCGGGGCTAGCCAATCCATGATACACATCACCGAAGTTAGATTGGAAAGGAGGGACTAAACGAGAGCGCATATCAGCGACTACCTTAAGTACATCTCTAGTGAAGTCTAGTCGAGGTGCACCTGTAGCTGTGTTATAAGTACCACCATTAACTATACCTGCGGGGTTATAGTATCCACCCACTAGGTTGTTAGCAACTTGTCCAGTGGTTGCTGTTGCGGGGTTAGCAGATAGAGCTAGACCGATGTAGACGCTATCCTTCCAACGGCGATAGTCTTCAAATAGGGTTTCACTACCGATGGATTGATGGAACTGGTCAGCGCGGCTCATGTCATACAGGTTACGCTGCATGGTCATGAGGTCGAACATATTAATCTTTAACACCCCGGGTTCATTGGGGTTGGTGCTATTACCAGTGGATGGGCCAGTAAACTCTTGAAGAGTAATGGTGACTGCTTCTTCTGGCAAGCCACGACCACCACCAGTACCGATGACTTGTGATTTATCGCGTGCACGGGCAGAGAGTGTGTATGACCCTGGATCGTTCCAGAAGCCAAAGCGCTTCATACGTGCAGTAGAACCCGGTTGAGCAGCCCAGTCATGTACGATTTGGGGTTGTACAACATACCGAGCAATGTACTGCGGGCGGGGGCGATATAGCTCCACACCCATAATGATTTCTAACTGAGAACTAAATGTTGCCATTTCTTAGGAGTGGGTAAGGTGTAAGCGGAGTCCCTACGGTAAGGGATGATGTTATGAGAAATGAGCTATGTTCAATCATGCCGAAGCAATGATGATTATCGAAAGGCAAAAGGCTGAGATGGAAAGGCTAGGAGAAAACAACGAATATCTAAAGGCTCTTGTTAAAGATATGTCAGACAAGGTTGCCTTCACAGGACTAACCACTGAGGAACTACAAGGTATTCATGGATTGATTCAAGGTCAGATTGCTTTAATATCTAGCCTTCAAACGTCTGATGATGTACTCAAGGTTCACTCAGCAGTAACGCCTTTAGCTCTCCTTGTCTCTCTAGTCTCTAAGCCAACTGACTAACGAGCTGACCAAAGTGACCTGAATCAAGTTGGCGTAGTACATCAGTCATACGTCCACGACCACTACCTTGAGTAGCACCTTGACCCAAGCCCATATTCATTTGATTGAATGTGGGTCGTTGTGGTTCAGGAGCATACTCATAGCCTAAAGGTGCGGGAGGACGTTCTTGAACTTGTCCTTGTGGTTGATTAGAGCGTACTAGGTAGTCGTAGTATTGCTCAAAGGTTGCTTTAGGGTAAGCAGTGCGGAAGTTAATTACTTCAGGTAGTTGAGCAAGATGGAACTCTTGGTATTGGAGCCAATAACCAGTGTTTTCAGGGCTAGATAGAATCTGACCCATTTGAATAGCTTCCTTCTCAAGAGCTTGAGTATAGGCAACTACTTCACCTAATTGGTCTTCACGATGGATGAGTTGTTGATGGATGCGTGCAATGGCTAGCTCAGGCGATCCATTGCCAAAGCTATTGATTAGTTCGATTACCGAGGCGAGAGGATTACCCTGACTATCCTTTCCGCTTGGGGCGTTTAGGTCTAGCTTGGGGCTGTACTGTCTCGTTGGCGAGGTGACTTGGGGGGAGTACTGTGGTTGTACTGAAGTTGGGTTTGGTAAATAGCTGTTGGGAACCAAGCCGTTCAGGGTCAGGTAATCCGTAACTGGATTCGCTTGCTGAGTAGGAGCTACCACTGACTGAGGGGTTGTTTGTATCCAACCGCCCGTTGTCGGTGCGAATTGCTGAGGATGGGAGTACTGGGGGGTTAGCCCAGTCGAAGGGTAAGGGCTCACCAGTTGAGGTGCTGACTGCCACTGTGGGGCTACCGTTTGAGGAGCTACCTGTGGTGATGGGGCTTGTTGAACCTGATAGTTCTGAGGGAGTGCTTGTACCATTAGTTAAGGGATTATCCTTGTTGTCAGCTTCATCATAGGATGCGCCGTAGGAGAACTCACGTTTCAGTACCGTGTACACTGAGTCCATTAGATAAGTCATATCATAGCGCAAACTTAGAGCTTTACCCGGATTATATGGATCTTCTACCTGAGAAAGTTGCATATGTTGTTGTAAAAGATTATTGAACAACCCTAAGTACTCACCTCCAATCCTAAAAGGAATGCCTGATAACTTAGCCTTCTTTTCTTTGAGGGATAGGTCAGGGAATACAGCATCAAGGGCTTCTAGACTTCCTACTCCTAGCTCTTGAAGGTTACGAGTATAGATAGTGCGGTCTAGTTTGTCTTGGGGTGAGTCCTCAAATACATCACCGTTATAGCGATAGTAGACATTGACTTCACCAAAGGGTTGTAGTCCTACGCTAATGGGTGCTTCGATACCGTCTTGCCAGATTAGTTGTTCAATCTGTTGTTGGGTAACTTGAGTGATGTCAATCTTAGGGTCTTCCGATAGGAGCCACTGCTTGAATTGATCCATATATAGACGTTCTTCATGCATGATGCACAACTCAAGGACTCGGGATAGTCCATGTTGCCATAGGGTCAGGGACTTCATGTTGGCAGTAGCAGCCACTTTCCCATAGAGAGATTTGACCTCACCAAAGGTACTGAAAGACTGGTCATTCGGGTCAATGCCTCCTAAAGCTCCATGAAGCGCAGTGCGGTAAGTGTCAGCAAATCTAGCTTGGTCAGGAGATACGGGGTCAGGCACTACATAGCCAAATCTTTCATCAGCGTTTACATTTCCAATGACGGGAACAATCTTTTCGTGTTGACGCGCTGCCCATCCGCCATCATTACGTCTACCGCCAATACGCACAGAAGTTAGATCTTTGAAACCTTGTGAAGCAGCCCATGACTGAGTACCTATCTCAGTAGTCTTTTGCATCACTTCTTCACGGGAACGAGTAGTGATAAGGGTAGGATTGCCAAAGGTGAAGATATTTTGCATGATAGCGCCCCTTACCGTATCTTCGGCTTCTATCTGGTCACTAACCATAGCAAAGTCAGACCTACCACTATCCCCGGGGAAGTATGGGAGGTTGGGTGATTCTACACAAGGGATGTAGCCTAGTGTGTTGATGAAGGAGTTGACCTGAAGTGGGGGGGCGTAGTTAGAGCTAGTTGAGTAGATGTCTAGTGGTGGCTCGGCATTGAAGAACTCTTGGGTTACCGTGTCAGTCTTTACTCGTAGACGCACCCATCTCTCAGAACCTAGAGATGATTGAGCGTAGTACATTTGACTGGGTGAACGGTCATAGTACTTATATCTAATGATCACTTCTTGCATCTCCCTGCCATTGGGAGAGTAGAAGACCATGTATTGAGACTTAACATCATCTATTGAGTTATTCTCTTTACCGCTATGGAACCAATAGATTGAGTATCCGTCTAAGGTAGGTTGCATTAACCATAGAACACCACCAGTAGCTATGAAGAGTGAGGCGATCCCTTGGTAGTACATATCTAGCTTGTTAGCTTTGATAATCTTGTCTATGAATTTACGTCTTCGCTCATCAGGAGTATCTTGGTCTACAAGGAACTCTAAGCCCTGCCTAGTCATAAATAAGACAATCTGTTTGATATGGTTAGGTACTACCATACTTTCAGAGCCGCTATTCTTCCTGTCGATAAACGCCTGAACTACGCTACCTGTTTCCATGTATATCTCTATCTAATATTAGTTACTCTTACTATACGCTACGCTAGGAGAAAGAGTTAATAACAACTATGTATCAAAAGCCTTGGCTAATCCCTAACAACATTTATAGCAAAAGCCCTGACGTGTTTCTTCAGGCTCTTACTAATCCCACTCTAAGAGCTTCTAAACTAAAGAGACAATATCCAGTTGAGTACGCAGGGTATAACTTTGCTGATGCTGACAGTGCATTCTTTGGGTTAAGAGAGATGTTGC